CTAACAGCATTTATACATGCTCCAAGGAATAAGGTATCGTCAGCATCAATGATCCAAAAAGAGTCTGCTGCATCTAGATATTTAAACGGAGTAAGATTTGCAGAAGCCATATTACGTTTGGCCTTTTTCATATTTTGGAATTTAGCGCCTATCGAATAATCGCTGTTAATAATTGTGGCTGGATATTCTTTTAAAATATCTCTAAAGTCTTCTGGGATCTCGTTGGCATTAAATAGGTCACAGACAATATATGTTTCATAGCTTTTGAATGTTTCTAACCAAAAACGTAGGCAACTAACAGGATATACTTCTGTCTTGTCTCGATTAAATTTAAGAAAAACTTTAACGTTCATTAATTTTTCCCTTGCTTTCGCCCTTAAAATGAATCATATAATCTTTAAATGTTCCGTTGAAAGGATGTTTTAATTCTCCAGGTTTAGTAATATTGAGAGCTGTTATCGTACCATTGGATTCTAATTCATTCTTTAGTTCTTGGAACACCCAGGCATCGTGATACTGTTCTAACTTATACAACTCATCTGAGTTATAGTACCATTCAAATTTGTCAAAAAATGTTTTTGACCCTGCATGTCTTAGATTGAAAATTAAAAATCCGGTTTCGGGAGCGCCTTTACGTCCTAAGAAACCTACAAAATATTCTCTAGGCAAGAAACTTGCTAGATATTCAGGAGTAATAGTTCTCAGTAATTGTGTGTCAGCATCTAACCATATTAGTAAATCTACAGAAGGATCTTTTGAGGCATCGCACATCACATAAGACTTGTAACAAAATCTTACACCATCCCACCTAAAGTCTTTAAAACCTTTCCTGTGACTGTTCCTATTTTTGAATTCAGTTATACTGGGAATAGATTGTTCTAATTTTAATTGACGGATGTGATCCGTAGGATCGATGTTGATATTGTCAACGTATACAAATAACTCAATTCTCGGATCAATAAATCTTTTACAACTTTCTACAAAATTCTTACCGTATTTTTTAAACCCTTTATCACTAAAGGTAGATACGATTCTTATTTTCATTTTTTAAATCCGACCGTTTCTCTTTCGATATCTTCATGATCAAACTCTGCCCAATATAATTCAAAAGCCACAGTATCTTCTAGTGCTTCAAATTGATGGAATTCTCCTGGAGCGACCTTGGTGTATTCACCACAACCTATTATAGTTTCATCCACTAGATCGTAATTTCCTTTCCATACACGTATCAACAACTTGCCTTTTTCAACAAAGAAACCATTCCATTTAAATTTATGTTTGTGTTTTGAACAAACTCCACCTTTTTTTGTTTCAATCCTATGAAATTCTAAAACTCCATTGGCTTCTAATAATTCAGTTTGTCCCCATACTTTACCAGCTTTCATAATATCTCCTAATTTTCTTTACTTATCAAAACAATTTATGCAGTTGTAGCACTTCACTTTGCCTACTGACTTCTTTGACGAAAAACGCACATGGTGGATTTTTATCTTCCCCCAGTGGCACTGTTAGCAACTGTCCATTTTTCATTTTTGGGAAATACCATCTTACATCTTGGAATATGTTCACTATTTCTATAGGCATAAACTCGGCCCTGAATCCTGCTATAGGATTGAAAATCAGTGCGTCAAAGCCTCGTTCATTGATGCTGGTTAAAGGCAACACCTCTGGATCTAATCCACAGTCTTTGTCTCCTACAACCATACACCAATCTAATGGCATCTGCACTTCATATCCTCCTATGTTGAGCAAGATAGCAGGCGAGTTAAATGATTCTAAAAATATCAATGGCATGAAGTAGAAATCAGGGTCTTGTGGATTAGAATTATCTAAAACGCTGAATCTCGTATCCTCGTCCACTTCATCTGGTAATTCGTTTAGGTCAAAGGCCTTGTTCTGTAGTGTTAAAATTCTCATATGGTTACCTTGGTTAGTGCAAAGGGATACTTTGCTTCTTTGTAATACTTCTTTCTTTCAGTAAGATGCCGTTTGGCATACTTACATGTAGATGTTATGTCCCAGATCTGGACAAAGTCCTTGTCCTCTGCTTTTCTAATGCCTCTCCCGATACTTTGTATAACGCGGACAAAGCTCTTTCCGGGCTCAAGAAGAACCAGATTAAAAATACGGGGGATATTAATACCCACAGCGGCCACACCGTAAGTCGCCACAATAATCTTTCCATCGCTAGTTTTGATTTCGTCATACTCTTCTTTCCTGTCGTCCAGTTTTACTGATCCACTTATGAACACAGCCTGCTTGAGTTGATTAAGCAGTTTGTTTCCGGTATCGATCCTGTTAACCAACACCAAAGTATTTCCGCTTTGTGATATATCTTGGATCTTGTTTGCTATCCAATCTATTCTTTGATCATCTGTCACTAACCATGTGTATTCTTCAGCATAAGTTCTAAACACAGACACATCTGTGGTCTGTAAAATGTTGATATGCAGTTGAGCTAATACATCTTTTTGTTGGAGATCATAGGCACTGACTTGATTAATAACTGGTCCTATGCTGGCAAGTATGCCTTGAAATTCCCATTTCTCTTTGGGGATGGTTCCTGTTAAACCCCAACGAATAGCACAATGTCTAAAATTCTGTGTCAGTAATTTAGTGAGCACATCGGCTTTGGCTTGATGCACTTCGTCAATGATAATGGCCACAACACCTTCGCAGAATTCCGCCAGTGTAAGGCTTTCTTGTTCGTAGCTTTTCTTGTCAAGGACATTAAGACTTTGCCATGTGCAGATGGTATGTGTTCGGTTTAATTCTTTACGATCACCAAAATAAACGCCAACATCGAGACCTAGGTTTTTGTAGTCTTCTTCAGTCTGCACAACAAGCGATTTGTTCGGAACAATAACCATCGTACGCCCATATTCCTCACAAAGATGCGACAACGTCGCTGTAGTAATTGTTTTACCTGCACCTGTTGCTACCTCCTGTAGTGATTGTGGATTTTCTAAAAACTTGTTGATGACATCATACTGATAGTCTCTTAACACGATTGGTTTACCTGCATCAGGATGACCATCGGGCCATGTCTTGCCTTGATCGGCCCAATAATTTTCATCGATATGATTAAATTTAAAATCGTGGAGTTGTCTAAGATCTTCTACTTCCACATCGTAACCTGCTTCCTCGATGATAGGTAATATCACATCGAGATGTGCCAAATAACCATTGCCACCTATGCTGAAATAGGTCTTGGTTCCATCCCATCGACCAAGTTTATATGCAGGCATATGTCTTGCATAAGGAAGATCAAATTTCAATTTGTTAACAATTTTACGTCGTGTTTCTACGCTGAGTCCATCGACCTTGATGTTTACTTCGTCTTTAATTGTTAGTTTACAAATTGACAATTTTTTGTCCTCGTTGTCCTGTGGGCTTGGTCGGTCCAAGATAAATCACACAAGGATGGCTGTTAAACCAATCCCTAGCTAATAAATTTGTAGGTGGATAAATGTTATTAGTAACTAGTATTTTAACATCTTGTTCAGATTTAAACAACCACTTGGCCGGTTTAGATTCGAATATCAAATATTTTCCAGTCTCTACCGTTCCTCCCACACCTGTGGCCTTAACCCAATTGTTTAATCCTGTTTTGTTTTCTTTGGTATCTCTAAAACACACCTTGATTTCGTGTCTATTGACACTATTTTTATCAGCATCTGCTACAAATTCTTGAAGCCATCTAAGTGTGTCACTGGATCTATCGAGGATGATACAAATTTTTCCCGAAACTTGAGAACCTAGATAAAAAAATTCTTCATTAGATTTAATCCAAAATGTGTTTGTTTGAGAAGATGCTATTTTTTCCACCAAATTTTGAGGATTTTTCTGGAGATGAAATCCTATACTCTTTGCTAATAACAAATCGTTGACAGGTTCCCACTTCTTATGGCCGAACCACCATACTCGTGTTTCTGCAGATGCATTATGTAGTTCCACACAGTTTTCTTCGATAGTGGAGTAAGGCACGATTTCTTCTGGATTTTGCCATATTTCTTCCACATCTGCTAGAACATTCATAAAACTGTCATCAATGTCGAATTGATGTTTCAGAGCAAATTCATAGAGAGTGATCAGATTGAAATCATAGAATCTCAATCTCCGGACCTTTTCATCTTGGTCCCAATGACTGACCCGTTGGCTTTGAGGCAAATTAACAAAAATTTCATCCTCGAACTCTTTTTTCAGTTGATAAGGAAATTTGAGACAGATTTCTAATTGACCTGATTTCCCCTTTTCTACATAGATGCGTTTTTCTAGATCAAGAACTCTGAATGGCTGTTTCCATTTGAGGTCTGATAGGTCATCTCGATAATCAATGCCTAAAGATGCAGACAGATTTTTGTATTTTTCCAATAATTTAATGATGTAATTGGCTTGATTTTTGGTCAAGGGATTTTGATCATATATTTTGGTATGGAAACTTAATATCGGTGAGAAGTCCTGGTGCTGCACAGTGAGTTGACCTGACTGCACCAACTTATAAAATTTAAGAAAGACATCTTCAGCGAACACAGATCTCTGCATTTTTTAAGTATAACTGATAACAATTACAAAGTCAATCGAATAATCTTGCCAAAGGTATACCTTGGCTGATTTCATCAACGGTCCATTCGGTGTGACATAATTTTATGAACCATTCTTCTCTATCTGGCAGTATAGGATTATCAATATTTTCCCAAGAAACTGATAAAGGCGCCGCCAGACTGGACGAATCGCAGAGAATTGGAACACCTTTAATAGCTGCTTGAACAGCAGGACCACTGTTGTGGTTTATCACGCAATGGTAATTGTAGTAGATGTTGAAATCATCATAGGTGTTTGTAACACGTTGAGGTTTTTCTAGGAGAATATTAGGGATAGACAGAGGAAAAGGAGACCTAGGATGTGGTCTTACGATAATTCTTCGGTGGGTCCTCTCTTTTATTTTTTTGATGACATCTTCAGCCCATGTTTTCATAGGAGGCATGCCTTCCCATTGAAGGCTTTCTTGATGTTGGCAGGCTATCAATATTTCTCCTCGACGTTTTTGTTCAACAGGATCGAGACTAACTGCTAATTTTTGAGGTCTGGATGGATCTAGCTGTTTGTTGTTGCCGAAAAATCCTAGATTGTTGATATTATCCAGTGACATTCGCCAAGTTTCACCTCTTTTTAGATTACCCACTTCGAGTATGACCACAGGTATACCAGAATTTTTTGATTCATGGTAAATTTTTCGATTCTCCTTCATACGACCTGCCCATAACACCGACCAGATCACTGCCACTTCCTCATGTTCCCTGACTGATTCGTGTCCAAGAGATCTTAACCCTTGTTCGAAAGCGTCAAAGATTGGTTGGCTATTCAAAGCCCCGTATTCTCGATAAAGTTTGAAACGCATATATACACTAAATAATATACGTATTTAATATGATCATGGACAAGTTTCAAAAAAGAGTGAAAAAAATTTCTAGACCCAACGAAAATGCCGTGGTCATAGGCGACGGCTTTGGTAATTTAGGTAAAATATTGGAAATTTTCGACACTGTTTTTTTAATAGGTGGCCAATATCCTGCAATTAAGGCAAAAAATCTTGTATATAAAGAATCTTATCACAATTTGCACAACCTAACCTTGATCAGTGCCATATTTTTTGATCTAAAAACTCTAGATCAATTAGAAGAATTGAAAACGTTATGGCAAAGGAATAATTCTGTGGTAATCATCGAAGGCGATGACCCCATTGGACGAGAACTTTCGAAGGCCTTGTATGATACAGGATGGAGTTGCACCAGTCTGCAGGGATTTTTTCATGTATGGGAAAAGATAAAATGAAAATTGCTGTTGTTACCACCTTCAATGAAGAAGGTTTGAGAAAATATGCACAAAAAATGATCAATAGTTTTTGTGAAAACTGGCCTGAGGAGGTAACTCTTCACATTTATCCAGAAGAATGTAACCCTGCTATTCAAAACCATCAACATGTTACCTTAAAAAGACTTGAAGAAGTGCCAGAGTTGAAATCTTTTAAGGAAAAATGGCGTGGTGTTGCTAAAGCCAACGGTGATGTCAGTGATGATCCCATAAGAAGTAAACGCAGAGACTCAGGCAAAGGTTTTAAATGGGATGCTGTGAGATTTTCTCATAAAGTTTACGCTATCTTTGATTGTGCAAGGTCCACAGATGCAGATATCTTGCTTTGGATGGACGCTGATATGATCTGTCACAGTCCTATTACTGTAGAAACTATATTAAGACTCTGTCCTACAGAAAAAGATCTTTGTTTTCTAGGAAGAAAAGGAAAATTCAGTGAGTGCGGATTGTATTCTATGAATCTTAGAAGTCCTCAAGTTCAAGATTTTTTGAAAAAGTTTCAGCGAGTATACGATGATGCAGAGAATGGTATTTTTACCATGGCAGAATGGCATGACAGTTTTGTTTTTGATGAAGTTAGGAAAATGTGCCAGTTAAATGAACTAGATTGGAGCGGGCATTTAATTACCGGTGAAGGCCATCCGTTAATAAACAGTGAATGGGGAGCCTATTTAGATCATCTCAAAGGTAAACGCAAAGAATATGGTAAAAGTCTTGCCGGTGATTTAAAGGTCAAAAGAAAAGAAGGATACTGGCAATGAATGAACACCGCACAGACGGAGATGACAGCCTAGCATGGTCTAGAAAATGGACCACGACCGAATATGTTGAAAAACGTAGACGAGATTTTGAAGCAGTTGATGCCTATCTCAATATGCCTATAGGTCGTATGTTAGATATTGGATGCGGCTTTGCATGGCAGTCTAGATTCTTTTCAGAAAAGTATAATACCGAACTTTGGCTATTAGACGGTGATAACTCAGCTAATACTGACAAATCAAAAACCGCATCATACGGAAACTGGAATCAAGACGGCGACGGTTATTATTTTATCATTCTTTAGATTTCTTAGATAATGAGTTAAAACGTCTTGGAACTACAAATTATCATCTAGTAGATGCTAATAATATTAATATTCCAGAAGATGTTAAGTTTGATGTTATAACTTCATGGTTGTCTTGCGGTCATCACTATCCGGTTAGTGTGTATAGAGATTTAATGTTAAAACATTCTCACAAAGACACACGAATTATTTTAGATATTCGCAGAAAAGGCAAAGCAATGACACCTATCGGAGTTGATGGTTTTGAAATAGTTGACATTGTTGTTGACGGTGGCAAGAAGCGTTGCACAGCAGAAATTAAGTTAATATAAGGACATATATGAAAGAGTCACACGGCTTTTGGTTTCCGGATTATGATGATCATTTTCCGAAGATGCTCAATAAGAGTATGTTAAAAGATGGTGTTGCAAGATATCAGTATCGAGCAAGAGATGCGGCAGTAGCTGCCTGTGATCAACGTAGAGTTTGTATAGATATTGGTGCAAACGTAGGTCTGTGGGCCTGTGATCTTGTTAAGTCGTTTGATCACGTTATTGCTTTTGAGCCAGTGAGAGAGTTTATAGAATGTTTTAAAAAGAACGTCACTAAGTCTAATTATACAATGTATCAAATGGCTCTAGGTCGAGAAGAAAGTTTTATTGACATGAATATTGTTCAAGGAAATACCGGACATACGCACATTAATCAAGAATCAATAGGCAAAGGTACTATCCCATTAAAAACATTAGATAGTTTTAATCTAACAGATATCGATATGATTAAAATCGACGTCGAGGGCTTCGAAGGAGAGATCTTAGCAGGAGCATTAAAAACAATCGAGTTGAATAAGCCGGTGTTGGTCATTGAACAACAAAAGCACGAATATCAAAATGACATGAAAGAAACCCCAGCTATCAAAATATTAGAAGGCTGGGGATATCGTGTAGTTGAACAGTTTAATAAAGATTGGGTCTTAAAATACCAAGGCGTTCCCGCATAAACTTCCACGCCTGGCCACTAGCGACTTCATCATCGTTCCAGTGGCTTTGACATAATCTATCAATCCACTCTTGTCTATCTGGCATTAGTGGATTTTCTATTTGCGATAAGTCTGTATTACATATTGGCCATGTTTGGCTCTGTTGTGGTAGTGGGTCTGTCACAAATACAGGAACTCCGTTTATTAGACTGGCCACTCCTGGACTGCTGTTGTATGTCACTGTGGCCCAGCAATTTTTAAAATCATCAACTATGCTAGGAGATTTACTCACAGTATATTCTCTAGAAAATCTCAAACTATCTTGTCTTCGATCTCCCGGATGTTTTCTTACTATGATGGGCCTATCTGTAAATGATCGAATATGTTTATATGTTTTATCTAGCCACCGTTGGACATCTTGACCGCACATACTCCATCCATCGACTCGTTGTAGGCATATCAAAATATGATTACCAGTAGTTCTATACGGCATTAAATTAATGCCTAATTTTTGACTTATGGATAGCCATCTATCTGGATCTAATTTATTGTCAAAATAAAATCCTGTAGTTGGAAAAATTCCATTGAGACTGTACCTCAGGTAATAATTTTGAAGATTTTGATCAGAAAATTGAAATAGATTGCTGTCAATGACCACAGTGTTGGGATTGTTATCTAAGATGTGTCTTCTAAGCAATAGGTGTGGTCTGGATACGTCTTGATGAACAAATCCCTGCATGACAGCCACATCGCTGGCGATAAACCGATGATCCTCAACGAATTCTACACTGTCACCTGATAGAACAGCACCCTGACCGAATCTTCTTAGAACAGCCAGTTTTATCTCGTTTTTATTCTTCGGAACTGCTGCTAGATATATCGCGATTTTCATTTAGTATTGCCCATGCATATCCACTGCGCATTTCTTCTTCGGTAAATTGAGCATAGGCCAAGTGTGCTGCCCATTCTTCAACTTCGTCAAGAGTTGGTATATAGAGGTTTTCAATTTCTGATAATTCTTGTCTACACAAATTCTGGGCAGCATTCGGTCCCAATGTAATAGCTGGTTTTCCTAATAATAATGCTTCAGTTGCGGCAATACTATTGAAAGTTACAAGACAATGAACATCATTAGACAGCGCCATAGCCAACGTGTCGTCATTCTGTCTCACTGATCTACTCTGTTTCAATCGTGTAATAATTGGTCTATCTGTATACTGTTGTAGAGTAGATAATGTCTCAGCCATCCATTGATCGAGATCTAGATCAAAGAATTTCATCACCTTGGCGCTGGGTGGACATAACAGGATGTTTCGGCCTTTCCTAAATTTTGCTGGTTGCCATCCTGTGGCTGCTAGTCTATCTCTAGGTCTATGTATAGTAGGGTAGATATTCTGTAAATGATTCTTGGTTATTCTATGATATAGTTTTCTTTTACCGTTACCGAAATATCCAGTATCGATATAGTAGAATGTTCTTCCAGTGTTCCAGCAACTGTGTATCTGTTTGCGTTTTGCAATGCCGCGTATCACCACAGGAGTCATATCGTTTTCGATCATATCCCAAGTGGTTATTTGGCCTCCGGCTCCGAGTATGAAATTTTCTAACATAGGATCGTATATATTTCCTTTTCTAGCATACCTAAACTCAGAATCAACAGCGTATACTCTATTAGGAGCTACATTGTCTATTTCATCTATTAAATCTTGTTTAGTTACTTTGTAATATTCATTATTTGGATCTATCCTGTATTGACACATCATGTCAATGACCTTGTTGATCTCATTGGGTAGTGTTTCATACTTATGCTTAGGAGGTGGAGAAATCTTGCTTTCTACCATCTCAGCTCTCATCTTTTCCCAATGATACCCATATTCACAGTGTTGGTAATTTTCGAACCAAGGACCGCCTTCGGTGTAATGTATTAATTTAGGCACACCATTTTCCGGAGATTTATACCATCCCACCAGCCAATTATATTCAGGGCTCATCGAGCCAATTTCAGAATCTTTTAACCATTGAAATCTATGTAGGTATTGTCCAGTTTCTGTGTTGACCAGTTCAGGTGTTACTTTTTTATTTGATGGGTGTCCGCAGTTCCATAGGATCATTGAACTCCAGTTTTTTCTAGGATATGGTAACTGTTTTTGACCATCCATCTTTGTCCCTTCTGGAGGAGTATAGTCATGCTTAACTACCATCACTGCATACTGATCATCGGCATGAGCCAGCAATTCTTCTATGTTTATCTGGAACAAGAAATCACAGTCCACAAAGACAGCCCACCCCTCGTAATCACATAGATGTGGCACAAGGAATCTGGTAAATGTAAACTCAGTGCTTGACAAAGGATCTTGATCTCTACAATATATCTGTTGTTCACGCAGATCATCTTGCTTGAGAGGAATTACTGTGACTTTTTTGTTAAATTTCAATATGCTGTATTCACAGACATCATAAGCGATCTGTTCTCTGGAATCATAACCAACAAAAATTTTCATATATATTTCTCGTTTAATTCTTCTAACATTGATTTTGCAAGACCAGATGCTAGCTCATCATTATGGAATTGACCGTAGGCCAAATGACTGACCCATGCATATATTTTATCCTGATCTGGATAATAGGGATTTTCAATTTGGCTGAGATCATCTCCTGCGACTGGTCTAGCTGCGCTGCAAGGTGCTAGAACAAATGCAGGAATACCATATAACACAGATTCTGTGGCTGCATTAGAATTAAAAGTCACCAATGCGAACACATCATTATCTAAGGCCTGTTTCAAAGTATTACTGACTGTTCTATCAATTCTAAGTTTAGATCTAGATCTTATTTCTATAGGACGATCTGTGTATTTTTTTATTGTTTCTATTGTTTCAGCGGTCCATTGTTCTAGATCTAAGTCATAGAATTTGCAGGGTTTTTCGTCAGGTAATGCCAGCAATATTTTTTTGCCATTCTTTTTCCAAGGTTCGATCTTTTTCTTAAGTTTTTCCCAACGGTCTCCCGGTCTAGGAATAATTTCATCATGTTGTAGATTGTTTTTTACTATCCTATGCCAATGCTTCCATCCATTGGGATTTATAGAACTGACGTCATTGCCTAAATATCCGGTATCCATATAATAAAATGTTCGACCTTCGGCCCAACAACGTTTCATTATCTTATGTTTCAAAATACCTCTAAGGATGATAGGATTATCAGAGTCTTCATAGACAAAATCTTCAGTTGACACTATGGAACTTCTACAACCCTTGGCAAACTTATTGATATATTCATCTCGGCCGTCCTTGCTTAAAAAGATCCAATCACTCATTTGCGTTCGATATCCTCTTCTTGGCAGACTTTTCCATATTGTATTTCTACAATCTTGCAAGGAACTTCGTATGGATTAGTTAGTTGATGCCATTGCCCGACAGGAACATGATATTCTTGATGTTCTGTGAGCAAGGAAGGTGGTAAGTTATAACCACCTTCCGTCATAGAATTCACAACACAAGCACCATGCGAGACTAACCAATATTCTGATCTATAAGTGTGTTTTTGCATGCTTAGGCTTTTGCCTGGTTCAACTGTGAGTTCTTTGACTTTACAACCGCTAACTTCGTGTAGTATTCTAAAATAGCCCCATTGCCTTTGTGTTTTAGGAGCCTTCCATTCATCTAGTATCCAACTACTAGAATTCATCTTATTGTCGCCGCCTACACCAAACACAAACTCTAGGTTATCATCTATGATATCCATTTCTGGGATATTGGATGACGTTCGGTCGCCTCCATTGGCAAAAATAATTGTATCCGAGGGATAATTTAAACGAACTTTTCTAATAGCATCTTTAGCTGTGCCGTCGGAATCGTCGAACTGCACAGTCCAATCAACTCCTCTAATATTTCGTACTACAGCTAATCGATCTTCCCATTTCATAAATGGTCGGCCTTTCTTACGTGTCAACCAGTCGTCGCTGTTGAGACCAATGATAAGCTGGTCTCCTAATTTCTTTGCTTCTTCGAAATATTTGATATGGCCTGAATGTAATGGATCAAACCCGCCTGTAACTAAGACTATTTTCATAGTCTTATTTATATGAGTAGTTTATTTGAAAATTAAAGAGTGGCGTCTTCTAGACCCGCTACTCGTAGTTTAACTATGTTGCTTAAATGCCATTGTTTCTGGTCTAGGGCTTTGACAATGCCTAGCCATTTATTTCTTAATAGTGCAAAGTCGTTGATGATTTTTTCGAAATCTACCACGTCAGCCTCGCCTTCTACAAACTTTTCACAGTCTCTAGAACTGAGTTGACGTTGATAGTTTTCAAGATATTTGCGAAAATATTGACTACGGATTCGACGCAGTTCGATATTTAGATATTCTAAAATCGCTTCGATCTCTTGCAGTTGGTTGAATCGATTTTCAACAATACCTGGCATACTAGCGGAGGCTTTTTCTATGTTTCCCGCTATGCGAGTGTCAATCTTTGCCGCCTGTAATTCAGTTTCATAATAGGCCACAGCATTTGGTATCTCTGCGATATCATTGGAAACTCGATCATACCAATTCATTTAATCCTCATCTTGTCCGTAATCATAATCTTCTTCATCTTCAATTTCCTCACCATCGATTGCGTATTCTATAGCAGTATCTAGATAAGGGTCAACCCCTAATAGATGGTCCAAAGTAGATTCTTTGATACCATAGTCTAATAAAGTATTAACAAAGTCTGTGGCAACATTAGCACGTTGTTTTTCTGAAATGTGTTCCACAACTACTGACCATAAATCTGCGATCAAATCTTCTTTCATTACTGGGTCTCCGTTTCAGGTTCAACTGTAGTAGTTATCTCGGAAACGGATTTTTCGCCATGATTTGAAATTTCAGACATGACTATGTCTAGACATCCACCTTCATTGCGTTCCCACTCTTTACGATAGAATTTTAATATTTCTCCATCGACTGTGGTATATGAAAGACGATTACCATCTTTCTTGAGCATGCCTTTGGCTTCGGTAAGATCAACCAAGCCGCTGTAGGGATTCATGCCGGTTTCATAAGGTATCTTAACCTGTACTGACTCAAATGGTTTAGCATAGCGTGTTTTCATGATCTTACATGCGGCACGGATGCCTTTGACTTCTGATATCTTGTTGCCATCCTCATCTTCTTTGAGTTTGAGTTTCTTCATAGCCACAACAATACTAGATGCATATATAAAACCTTGGCCTCCTGAGATCTTGTCATCAGGGTCGAACATGTCTTGGCTGGCATAGGTGTGATTAGTTGCCACTAATCCTATGTTCAAACTACCAAACATGTTTACACAGTTACGAACCAATGCTGTCAATGCCTTGGGCTTACGACCCATGTCACCTTTTAGGTCTCCTGCTTCGAACTGATTAACATCTGTGGGAGTCAACAACATGCCCAATGAATCAAGGACAAATAATACCTTTGGTCTGGTCTCTTCTAGCATGGTTTTGTATTCTGCTACAAATTCTGTGATGGTCTTGGCCACATCATCGATCATAGCCATGTTGAGTTTTAGAAGTTTATCTTCACTAGTATCAACATCTAAGGCCTTTAACCAGTCTTCATCTAGAGCATTTTCTGTATCTATCAAAATAGGATAG